ATGAGCACGCCCCCCCACACGGATGTGAACAGCCACATCGATCGGCATAACGAATCACAGGAAAAGGTTGTTGCTAGAGCTCAAGACCTGGTTAAAACCTTGCTCCTTCTCAGCGGGGGCGCCCTGGCTGTATGCGCAAATTTCTTTTCCGCGAAGGTCGTCTTTCCCGTGACCACCGTCATTCCCGTTCAGCTCGCCTGGGTATTCCTGACTGCGGCAATAATCTTGTTTGGAGTAGTACTGACCCTGCTCCTCGGGCGCGACTACGTCTTTGGCGAAATCGTCGGTCGACAGATGGAGGCCTGGAAGAACGGGAAGCCCGACCCCGACGAAGGAGACCCATCAAAGTTGTGGGATTGGGGAATGTGGGGCGCAGGTCTACTGGGATTGCTAGCGTTCGCCACAGGAATGGGGTGCTTCACATATGCCGCGTGGATTTTCCTTAACACGCAAATTCCCATGATTAGCTGATCCTCCTTTCGCTATTGCAGCAGTATGGGTAAAGATCAGCTCTAGGCCTTGAAATACGTGGCGTATGCATTGCAGGTGTCTAATATGCATTCGCCATTTTCGACGGTTTTCGGCGAGCAAATAGGCCGTTTACGCCAGCAGTATTAGACAGCAAAAGTACCCTTCTCCGGCGTCCTGCCGACCAATCACAATCCCCTCTCCCCTGCAGCTCGTCACCCTGGGCTGGTCAGAATTAACCTACCTCGATTACTGTATATCCAAACAGTATCGATAGGCCTGCACCGTGATCATCGAAGACGACAGCTTCGCGCTGGGCATGCCCTCGCCTGTTCAAATGTTGCGCCAGCATGCGCGCCTGGTCGAAGCCGAGTGCGAGCAGTTGCGGCATGAGCTCGACCGGGCCCGGGACAACATCGAGAAGCTGGTGGCCATCCACCAGGCCCAGGCCGCCGAGATCACCAAGCTGAACACTAGGATCGAGCGCATGACCTGGGAGTTGTCCGATGCCCTTGTAGAAAACACCGAACTGAAGAATCGACGTATTGGTGGCTGCCCGATCACCTGGGGTGCAATGCCGCCGAAGGGTTAGCGCTTAATGCAGCGTTCGCGCAGGCCCACCAAGCGACCGCAACTGGTACTCGGTGACAGCTTGGTAAAGCGATTCAGCCTCAAGCCGCAGGCGCTCGACCTCATCCGGCGGAAGCAGGCCCTTCGCTTCGTAATACCGGCGTACAGCGGCAAGCACCTCGCACATGAACGCCTCTGCCTGCTGAATCTTGTCCGCGAGGTTTTCCATTGCGCTCACCGTGATGCTAGCTATTCGACATCCATAACGTCTTTTCGGCAACATACAGCATGTGCATCGCGCTCGCGTCGGTCGGAGGATAATCGGGATGAAGGAATTCGCCGCCCTCAACTCTCGTCATCCCCAGCCGCTGCATTACAATTTCAGAACGCTTGTTCGCCAATGCGGTAAAAGCGTAAACGCGGGGCACATCCAAGGTGCTAAATGCATAATCGAGAGCCGCGCGAGCTGCTTCGGTCGCATAACCCTTGCCCCAATAGTCGCGACCAAGTCGCCAACCCACCTCTAAAGCCGGACCGAATGGAAAATCATCTCCGAGCCAATGCAGGCCAACTGCGCCGATCAACGAGCCATCATCGATACGTTCGGCAGCCCAGAAAGTTGGCTCGCCGCCTTCAGAAAGCCGCGTCAGTTGGTCAACTACATCGCAGGTCTCAGACGCAGTCTTCGTGCCCCCGAGGAACTGCATTACCTCAGGATCAGCATGGATTACGCACAGCAGGGGCTTATCCGCCTCTCGCCAATCCCTGAGCTTCAACCGGTCTGTTTCAATCATTCTTTCCCTCATAGCGAACAGGCTTGTTCCCGCTGCCACAATATCATCGTGCCCTCCGCAAGTCCCCGTTCTCAATTTATCGAGCGGCGGCTTATGGGAGCTCCCATGCATGGAATGAATGACCGGAACGGAGACAAGAATGACTTGGGTGTAAGACCTGGAACGGCTAATAGCGAGGCGTCCTTCGTTATGAGTTACTTATGAGTCCTCGCTCATCAGACGTGCATGACGCTCAATGTAGTGAGCGTGCAGGCCCGCCGAGCGACCTCAGCTGGTACTCAGTGACTGTCTGGTACAGCGACTCAGCCTCCAGCCGCAGGCGCTCGATTTCCTTTGCTGGCTCACCGGCGTCCTGGGCAGCTTGGTAGCGCCGCTGTGCATCGATAGCCTGCCGAATCAACGGCTCACCAGCCTCAATAACTCCCGCCAAGGTCTTCTTCACATTCTGCTGCTCCTATCATTTGGTCAAAGCAGTATAGGTCTACAACCATCTGGGTTTCGCTACGGATCGATCAGATCAGCGACGACTACCAGTGTCACCTTCCGGCCAGAAGCGGACATTCGATGCGGACAAGGATGGAGACGATCTCTCGCTCTCGATTTCAGGACGCAGCAACACAGCATGCATTCCCGCGAGCAAATTAACGGATCGTTTACTCGGGAATTCCGGTCAACGTATGCACTACACGCATTGCACAAGGCGGTCGAGCCCCTTCCGGGTCGAGCTGTTCGCATTTCTTCAGCAGCGGGTAGGCATCGGCAAACTTCATAGCCGCCACCTGTTCGGCGTGCTGCTGCGAAACAAAGCAGTGCTCGAACCGGAAGGCGGCATACACCTCGGGCAGCAGTGCTGGATAATCGTAAACCTCGTCGACGATGCTCTTTAGCATCTTGGACATCTGCCCGTTGGCTGTGGGGGAAATCCTGGTGAGCAGATCATCCTTGGCAACGCCCGCTTGCCTGGCCGCAATAGCTTCCTTCGACGCACCGATGGATGCCTGCACTCCCTGCGGAAACGGACAATCAGACGCCGCCAATGCCGAGGCCGACGCCATGCAACTCAGTAAAGTGAAAACAGCAGCCATCCTTGTCATGGAATTTCCTTGTTTGTAGCAAGCATTGTTGAAATAAGCTGCGGATTCTAACCGATACCAGTTGATGATGCGCTCCATTGACTTGGTCCGCTCCGGGTGATAGCGGTCACTCATGACCGGCTGCTTTCGACCCATAGCCGTCATTCAAGGCATGCAGAAAGCGATCATCAACAGGCGAAAAACTGATTGATTACCTCTTGGGCCGACTAGATAGGGAGATTGGCGCGGTGGAGCTGCACAGTGAGCGTTTAAACATGAGGCAGATAATCGAAGATGACTGGCCGCTGTTCCTCGCGCTGCACGGCGATCAGCGTGTCACCCGATACGTCTGCGATACACAAACTCAATCCGAAGTCCGCGAAAGGTTCGAGTCAAGGCTGCCCCTGTGGTTGCCCGGCTCAACGCACTGGCTATGCCTTGTCATGTTCGATCCACATATCCAGGAAGCTATCGGTGTGACAGGTCTGAAGCTGGCAGAGCCGACCGGCTCGACAGCTGAAGTCGGCTATATGTTGCTCCCGCAATTTCAAGGCAAAGGGTATGGTTCTGAATCTCTACAAGCAGTGATCAGCTATGCCCGAGATGTTCTTTGTTTGGATGCACTCAAGGGCGTCGTTACCGATGGAAATATCGGGTCATGTCGTGTGTTAGAAAAATGCGGTTTTGTGCTTGAAGAACGGCACGCCGATGCCTTCTGCATTGGTGAGCAACTATTTGACGACTTGGTCTATTTGAATCGAATAGGCAGGTGTCTAGAGGGACGCTAATCGGCCTGGCCCAGCCTTTGATCTGTGGCAGCTATTGGCCGATTGCTGCCCTTCGCGAAAGCCCGCTTTGGGTCGAAAGCAGTCTCTTTACTGCTTACTTCCCGATGCCTCGTGCGTAGGCCTGGCACGCTCGCAGGGCAATCAATCCTTGGTCACCGGCATCGGTAATGGCGACAATTCGTTGAGCAGCCGCTGGGTCAAGTTCGCCTCGCGCGACTCCATGAACCACGCTGCCGACACCGGTGGTGGCTGGCACCCCACAGCCACTACCCTGGGCTGGGGCGGCGAGCAGGACGGACAGCCGGAGATCAGACGTAGCGAGGTGATCGCGAAGGCTAGCCTGGGTTGCTTGAGCATTGGAGTGGATGGCGACGGGAATGCCGAGCGAGCAGGTTGAGCAGATGGCACTCAACCAGGGAGAGCCGGCCGAGGCCTTCGAGTGGTTTAAGGTAAACACCGCCCTCGGCAACGTCAGGAATCGCGGAGCGGAACTGATAGGGCCATGACCAAGCCCACTGGTGGTGATGCGGCAAACAACGGCTGATCACTGACAAGCCTCCCCTCCAAGCCCGGGCTTCTTGTGTCAGCCCTCCCTTTTCCCTGCTATGGTTGCGCCCTTCAACCAGATGGTAGGAAGTAGTCAGGAATGGATTCAATGAAAACACTGGGTGTGATCTTACTGGCATTGGCCAGCACTACAGTTGTGGCGCACGAGAATAATGATCCAATCGAAAAAGCGATGTTCATCACGACGATTGTTCCCCTCCTTGTTGTTAGCGGAACCACTGCACTAACGGTCTATGGCCCTGCGAATATGAAATCGGCAAAGGCTGACGCGCTTGCGTTCATCGGCTCAGATGGCGAGATTCGTGGCGCTCAATTTGAGCAAGCAGTTCGGTACTACCACTCGGCCTATGGCCAGCCGCACATGACCGATGAACAGCTGGCCCTGGCAATCGCAACTTCGCTCTGAAGGCTGCCCTCCTAGCATCATCCCCCGAGTCCATCATAGGCCTGCTCACACGTCACTCCCCTGCTCCGGCTTTGATCAGCATCTGCCGCCAGGTCTCCCGCTCGCTGCTCAACGCGCTTGAACAAGTCGGCAAACACCAGGGCGGTGCGGGTTCGCACGCGTCGTCATTGAGCAATGCCATGTCAGCCCTCCGGTACCGGCTTTTTGTCCGAGCCTTCGTGAACGTGCAGGGACGTGCTCACGCCGGCGGCGATCTGGTCGCCGGCAGATTCGATGCGTCCCGTGGTGCGAATGACCGGCGTGTCGAACTCGACCGCCGTTTCCGCCTTGACCTTGAGGGTCAGCGTGCTGACCTCGATCACACGACCTCGCTTGAAGTGCAGGTAGTCGCCTTCGTCGGTGTACAACGCCACCTCGCCGCTTTTGAGCCCCAGCAGGCGAAAGCGCCGGTCGGACACACTAATCACCACCCCATGCGAGCGGTCGCCGTTCAGAAAGGCCGCCAGGGCCTCCGCGCCAGGGTGGGGATTTGAGGTCAGGCCGTAGGTTTCGAAGTGCTCCATGCCGTCTTTCACTTCATCAGCAGTCAGCCGCATTTGCAGGCCCTGCATCTTGCTGCCGGCGTTCACCAGCGACAGCACGCCCCGGGCCAGGAAGTTTTTAAATCCACTCATGTGCCAGGCTTCCAGTCAGCGGGGATCAGGTATTCGAAGTTGTCCGCCTTGCCGCCCTTCTTCAGTTTGCGGGCTTTGTGCGGGTCTTTCGGTTCGGGGTCGAAGGCATCCGGCGGGCCTACGGTGATGTTGGCTACCGTGCCATTCTCGTCCAGGCTGTATTCGATTTCGCTGATCAGCATGTCGCGGTCGATGCCGATCAGGCCATCGACCACCCGCACGACCATGTTGGGCAGCCATAGCGCGCCGTTGGACTGCCGCCACCCCTGCACCTTGTATTGCAGGGTCAGCGCCTTGCCCATGCGGTTGCCGCGCTCCCAGTTGGCCCGCGCCTCGGCGAGCGTCGGCGTCATCTGGCCGCTTTCGTGGATCAACAGCACCCGCTTACGCGTGGCGCGCGGATCAGTGACCGACGCCCGCACCTCCGAGGCCTTTTCGCCGAATTCCTCATCGGTGCCCGAGCGCTGGCCCGTCACCCGGTATTCAGAAAACACCCCGGAAAAGTCCAGGGCGGCCGAGCCGGTCAGGATGTTTTGCCCCAGCTCCAGGCGGTCAACCGCGCGGCCGGCGCTCCCCGGACGAATGATCACCAATCGGCCGCGGGCATTGTCGGTCGAGAGCAGCCGGGAAAGCGTCAACAGGCGGTCAATCGACTCGAACACTGTTTCTCCCGGCTCGATGCTGTGATCGGCCAACTTCGTGGTTTCGGCGGCCTGGCTCAGCACCTGCACCCCGTAGGGTTCGGCCAGGGCTTGGACGATCTTTTGCACGCTCTGCCCGCGCCATTGTCCGGGCTTGTTAATCGCCGAGCAGTCGACCAGATCAGACGTCACCGAGCGGCCGGCAATGGCCCGATTGACCGACTTGCTGTCGTAGCTAACCGGTGTGCTGTAAATCCAGCCCGATAGCACCAGGTCATCACCAATACGCACTTGGCAGTAGTCACCCTGGCGCACCGGGATTTCGGTGTCCTGGCCGGGCCAGCGCCAGGTAACGTCGAGCTTGAAGTCTCGGCTCAACAAGAACGAACCCAAGCCTGCGAAGCGTATCCCCAGCGCGCCAGGACATTTGAGCAGTGAAGGCCAGGTCGCATGGGGACGCCTCACAGTTCTGCTGGATCGCATGGGGGTGCTCACTGAAGCCGATGGCTTCGCGCTGGAGCGGCTCTGTGATTGCTACGCCGAAATTCTTGCCCTGCGCGACCTGGTCGATGCACAGGGGCGCACCTACGAAACCACCAGCACCCAAGGTGAGCTGGTACTCAAGGCGAACCCGGCAGTTGCCATGCTGGCCGACGTCGACCGTCGTTTTAAAAGTTACCTGGTCGAGTTCGGCCTGACTCCGGCCGCTCGATCCAAGGTCCAAGTGAAAGACGATGAGCCAAAAGAAGACGAGTTCGCGGAGTTCTTCGGTTGAGGATCCTGCGACCCAATACGCCATGGAGGTGCATTCAGGCCAGCGGCTAGCGGGGCCTGACAAGCTAACGGCCTTTGTCATTGGTGATGACTACCTGGTGAAGCGTGACGACCTGCTGAAAGCGCTGGATGATCGGACGCTTACCAGGATTCCCTCTGACAAGCTTCAGCTCCGTCGGAGTGGGTCGTCTCCCAGCCATTTTTTGCTCTCAAAAAAAAACATTTCATTTCGCGGCTTTGCACAAAGAGGGGGGCGAACGGTCAGGAAAGGCTTCGCCAAAAACTTTTTACCCCCCCTACCCCTGGCAAGAGCGCTTGACTGGGCCTGTGAGGGCTCAGGAGGGGCGATTCCAGTGGTGCCGTGGGTCCAGCGGCCTACCGCAGACGTCGCAGCCAACCTCACGCCCTGACTTCTCCAAACGCTGCTTGTAGGAGCTGTGGCAGTTGGTGCATAGCGATTGCCAATTGCTGCGATCCCAGAACAGGGACATATCACCGCGGTGTGGCTTGATGTGGTCAACAACAGTGGCGGGCTTTACGAGACCTTCTTTATGGCATCGAGTGCACAACGGATGGCTGCGTAACCAGCCTTCGCGGGCCTGCTGCCAGCGGTAGCCATAAGGCTTCGGTTTTTTGCCTGTGTCTGGGAGAGGCATGCGTTACCCCTGAGCCTTGCGCGATAGGAATAGATCGGAGTAGCCGCGCAGCTTCTCTACCCCCATGAAGCCGACGGCGCCGCCGGCGAAGGTGGCCATGCCCTGAGGTAAGCCCAACCATTCGAGCAGCGGCACCAGAGCCAGGGTGATGAGGCCGCACAAAGCGCCCTCCAAGAACATCTGTCGGCGAGTTCCGCCGCCGTATACAACGCGGAGCGCAGCGATGACAACTGACAGACCGGCAGCGTAGAGCTGCGGCTGATGGGCGATCACCCAGGCAATCAGAGCGGCCCACAGGCCAGGATCCTTCTCAGGCATGTTCGGCATCTCAATACCTCCCGTTGCAGGGAGTAAAAAAGAAAAAGCCCTGCTCAAATGGCAGGGCTTTGGGAAGCGTCTCGCTGCGTTCACAGCAATACACGCTGCTATGAAAACACATCTATTCCGCGCGGAAAACTATCTAATGATATTTCTTTAAATCGTAAAAAAACATTAGTCACAGACCAAATCTCCCGGAATGACGCCACCCGGAGTAAAGCATCCGCAGCTATCTCCTTCCTTAGCGTTCTTCTTCATCTGAACCATGTCACACTCACCAACCTGAGTAAAACACTTGGGATTTTCACACTCCTTGCAATCATCTACTATTGACCATGCGCTCTGCTTTTTGAACACCTTCGAAACAACCTTATCAAAGTCACACTTTGGCGCATCATCGACTTCGTCTTCACAGGCCTCTCCAATAGCAGCTTTTCCGCTCCCCTGCTTATAGAGCCTAACCATATCATCGACCCGGCAACTAGCATTCGCTTGGCCAGCAAAAACAAAAAAAATCAATAACGCGAAGATCAGCCCAATGTTAACTTGACTCGCTCGCAACATGATCACTCCCCACGCACTTTACATTTATCCTTGAGGTGTACGTCCTAACACCTCCTGTTTCAGCAGGACACTCTTTCCCAATGACTTTTACCTCGTTGGTACTGCACTCATCTTTCGCATTTACAATGGCATTCTTCGTCGCACGCTTACATCCTTCGTCTTCAGCCTCTTGGTCTGAGGAAAATGCGTTACGAACAATAGTCGCACTGCCAACTGCAGTGACATCCGGAGCCTTTTTGTTTGCATCATCCATAAACTGCTGGATCGTATCTTTCAAACATGCTACGTATACTTTAAAAACACCTTCGACATGCTCGTCACCCTTCAAGTTACCAAGAGCACCGGTTAAATTCTGTTTCGCGGCTTTCACCTCCGCATCAACAGATGCCTGCTTCCAGTTTTTGATCGCTGCATCCACTTGAGTCTTTGCTGATACAGACTCAATGCTTCCGGCTCCACATGCATCTTTAATAGCATGCAAATCATCATCTTTAGGAAAAATGGTCTGTGCATGCAAAGCGAAACTCACCATTAAGATTGGCATAGCGACGCAGGGGATTAATTTGATCACCATGCTACCTTCCTCCAGATGCACTGGACCTACTCAGCCATATAGGAAGATGCTAGGTGAGATCCCTGTACTGTCAAGCGATTAAGAGCTAAGGTTAATTGCTATATTGCATATAGCGCAAAACAATAATGAGCGAGCATTCCCACCACTCAAAACATGGAGAAGCAGTATCAATCACGTACCCTACATGCCGCTAAACTGAGTCAGAGTTACGCAGACTCTCGTAGATCTACGACAGCGCAGTCAATCCATGCAGCGCCCGCACGAACCAGCTCCCGAGCCTTTCCCTCACTTATGTGGTAGTGCTTACCAACTCGCACCATGGGCCATTTCGCTCCATAGTAGAGCCATAATACATCCCCCATCTGCTGATCCCGGCGAGATAGCTTGGCAACTGCACTGTCAATGGCAATCGCCCAGTCATCAGTAATGCAATAGTCCTTACACGCCGATGGTTGTGGCGTAGCTTCCCGCATTAATGCAAAAGACGGTGAAATGCAGCTCGGCAATCCTGCTCCATCCATCCGCCACCACCCCCATTGCTCCAACAAATACTCTGTATCTCCCAGCGGCCTACCAGCTGGCTTTCGAATCATCATTATCTCAATCCCCTGTGTAATTAATGCCCCCGGCGCCCAGCCGGTTGCCTTCCTGATAAATCGCCTCCGGCCCTACGGCCCGAGGTTGTTTCAATTCGTTAATCTGTCGCTGTGCGGCCTGCAGGCGCAGGCTCAATTGGGTGACTAGCTCATCCACTGGCATCGCTTCCCCCGTCGCAGCTACCACCCAACCCGAGGCGTTGCACTGCACGCAGGCCAGGTCATGGAACACGCCCTTGATCACGGCTCTGCCACGGCACGCCGGGCACTGAGCCAGGTCCACCGCCTGCTTACGAAAGGCCGGTCCGTGGCTCTTGATCATTCTTTTGAAACCTCGCTATTAACAATTTTCGGAATTGCCTTGCAGGCCACGTCGCTCAAGGGCTGCACAGGGTTTTGCGAATCTTCATATTGGGCGCCTGTCAGGTTGTGAACCGCGTTGAATCCGCGTTCATCTAACCAGGCGTGCCACTTCTCCAGTGCGGCCAGACGCTGCTCCCGGGCCTGGGTGTTGATGTAGGTCGAGGCGATTTTGCCCAGCGAGTGGTTCAGCAGCATCTCGCCGATGTGGCCGTCGATGCCCAGGTCAGTCCAGGCAGTGCGGGCGACCTTGCGCAGGTCATGGCTGGTCCACTCACCCTGGCCCAGGCGACTGAACACGGCACTGGCCTGACCCTCGCTCAGGGCCCGGCCACGCCGCGACGGGAACAGGTAGATGCCCTCATAGCCCTGGGCGGTCTGGGCGGCGCGGTACCGGCTCAGCATGGCCTTAGTCTGGGCAGTCAGCGGCAGCCGGTGCTCGGTGCGGGTCTTGGTGTGCTCGGCCGGAATGAACCACTCGCTGTCGGCCATCGAGATATCGGACCAGCGCGCCAGACGGGTCTCCCCCACCCGGGTGCCATGGCACAGCATCATCAGTGCAAGCATGGCCTCGCCGGGTTCGCTGTCGAACAGGCCGGCCAGCATGGGCACCAGCTCGACCAGGTGCACGCCACGCAGCCGGGCCGGCTTGGGCATGATCCGGGCCTTGGTGAAGTCGACGAACTTCAGTGCGGCCATGGGGTTGGTATCGATCAGTCCCAGCTTATGAGCCTGGCGGAACGCGACGACCAGCAGGCCGAACAGTTGGCGCACGTAGGACAGCGACAACACCTCCTGCGCGGGCCACATCAGCAGCTTGTCCAACTCAGGTGCCGACACGGCCCGAATCGGCAGATCGGCCAGCCGTGGTTTCAGGTGGCACGCAATGGCCGACTTGGCGCCGGTCTTGCGCTTGGCCGACAGCGAGCGGTCGCGGCTCATGCGGTCGCTGTACCAGTCGAGCAATTGGCCAACGGTGGACAGGCCGCCCAAGGCAACGGCGGCGTCTGGATCACGGAGCAGGCGCTGACGCAGCGCAGGCAGCTCGGCCAGCACCGCAGAGGCGCCCACGCTACCGAAGGCATGACCAGGAACTACCAGAAAGGGCACGAAGATGTGGTGTGGTCCGAGGTCGAAGCTGACCTGGATATCGGCGATTTCGCCGGATAGTTTTGCGCGAGTTTTGCGCAT